TGCATAGTTTGAGAATAATCTTCGATCTCAACACCGGCGAATCGTAATACTGAAAAATCGAGCGCTAAAGATGATAATTTGTCCATATCTCCTGGTTTTGTGATTGTACATTGAGACTGAAGCGCTTGCGTCAGTTTGGTAATCTGAATACGCGCGGGCGCGGAGTATCGGTCCGATACTATTTTGATGATATTGCGTATGTGAACTTCAGATATGATGAGGTTGGTTTTGAAGACGGCAAGTAATGCTTTTGTATTTTTATAAGTCGTCACTGATTCACGAACGAGGAAATAGGCAATGTCAGTAAGTAGAAGAGGGTCTTTTATTTTTAGATATCTAATTATATTGATTAACGAGGTATATTTCATAACAGGAAGAAAGGAGCAGAATACCTCGAGTGGACCGATCTTTCCGTCTAACCATGCAAAGACGGAGCCGATCGGTAGCGGTTGTATTTTGTGACCCTGGATAATAAAGTTTCTAGCAAACTCGAGAGAATGAGGCTTAGCATATGAAGCCAAAGTCTTTGACGGGTTTACTCTTACTCCTATATCTCCCATGATCTCAAAATATTTTCTGTATGATTCATCGGAATTCTTCATTAGTAAATCGTCTCCTACTAATACGTAATTATTGAAAGAACAATTTGAAAGTTCGTGAACTATGAAGTGGTGTACGAGAGCCATGGATGACCAACTACTGAACATTCCCATCCCTTGCCCGACTGCGTAGCTAAGCGTTGGAGCTACACGTTCGAGCAGTGAATTCTTAGTTGTGTAAGTTCGATCAGTTATGTTCTCCCAAAATCGTGCGATCTTGGCACCATCCATATCGAGTTTGATGAACAAGCGTTCGATGATACGACTCTGAAGTTGACGGGGCATTCTATCAGTAGCCGCAGATAAGTCGACTGAATGATAACACTCTGCGTCTTTATCATAAAGATTGAGGCCGGATTTGTGATCAAAAGTTCTATCGGACGGTATCATTTGGAGGAGTCGGAATTGAGTTTTGTGGATTGCTGACAGAGCAGTCTGCGTAAGCCAGTCTACTACTGCGATGATCCGCGACTTACCTCCAGGCGCAGTGAAGGTAACGAGACGCGAATGGCATTTGTCTTCGGTGTACTCCTTATCTATATTGACTATTAATATGTCAACGATTTTTCTAAGTTCTGAGCCGAATTTGAAGTGCTTAATCAAACTGAAAATTGAGTCTAATAATTTTGGATCTTTCATGAGAGCCGCAATGTCAGCCAAGTAATTTATGGAAGAATGCCCTCCGTTTGGGGAGGATGCATTTCCACTATAGATGAAGAGTTCATCGAAATTCCCCATTTTCGATTTGTCCAGAATCTTGGATAGAAAGGAATCAATCTTCTCATCGGTGAAGTATCTTTCGATAGCTTCCTTTAGAGAGATGTCCCCTGAATAGGGGGCGGTGATGGTGGAGTCTATCGCTTTGGCTTTAACCTTAAATGAACGATAAATGCATACCAAGGTCATCAGATGAGTCAGATTTCGCTCTGATTCTCTGGGACTTTGGCTTCGAACGCTTAAAAGCAGTGCTGACAGGCTATCCGAGGCAGTCATCATCATTTTTTGGAATTGACCGAGATCTAGATCCGACCAATCACCCATAGACGGAGGAACTCCGCTAATTATCTGGTATTCGAGTAATTTGAATCCTTTAATAATATGTAAAGGATTCGCCTGAGGTACGGCTGATGATTTCGAAGTGCTAGATGTCGGCATGTGAGACATTTCTTTTAGCATTTGGAGATCTGAGGAGTGAGGAAGAACGCGCTTACGCGGTTTGGCCTTAGCCTTTGGAGCATTTTGTTCGAATCTATCTTTGAGCATGAACTGAGTAATCGGACCAAGATTATCAGTCAATTCTTTTAATAGACCGGTATTATTAGTAAAGCAGTTCTCTATGAAATATAAGTCGACTACTTTATTATAGAAGTCGAGGAACAGATTCATTTTTTTGTTTTTCATGATTAAGTTTATCAGTTGTTGACGACTTACTGTGGCATGCGTCTGTCGCAGCGAAGTTAATTCAATTGGGCCTTCTAGCGACGCGATGAACAAAGGAGACCGCGCTGTATCTGGTCGCCCCTTGAGTATCAGTTCCATAGGTTACGTCGGCCGAAGGCATCTAAAAGAGGCCGAAGGCACAATCGTCCGCACCCTGGCGCTGCCGAAACTCTACGTGGTAAACACTGTTATTAACGGGAGTCTAGGGGCATCAATCGGGGGTGAACTGGAAATGCAGATTCCACGCATTCATGCACTATGATTTATCATCATGATCCAAGCCCGTCCCTCCTTTATTAAGCTGGAGAGTGATGTGAGTGGTTGTTGGAAGAAAAATACTTTTAACGTCATAACTGTACCTTGAAAAAGGAGTGTAAAGCCAGCGATTGTAGGGGCGCGCTATATCCGGGCTTAACGTCTGATCTGTGCATATTATGCAGATCTGTGACTTCGCATATTTCATAGCATAGTTCGCCATCTATACTAGCCAACCTCGTCGAGGTAGTTGCGAATTCCCTGGAGATAGGTGTGACCGAGTCACTCTTACCGTCGAGCTCATTTAGAGCTCTTCCGGTATAATCTGAGATTAATCCGGGCGTAGACAGCCAGTCTACAGCGCCACTTTGGTTCATCTTAATCCACGGAAACGTAACTATCGAATCCGCCTTGGTCCAGCACGGATGTTTTTACTGTCGCTTTCAATCGTTATTAATAGGTCTTTTATTAATTGATGTTCTCTTTTTGAAACAACAGAAGCAGCAGGATCGCAGTCATATTCAATGAGC